TTAGCAGGCATGGAAACTTTCATACTTGCGGTAGTAACTAAACTAAACGCATCATCTTTGGTGCTAAACATATCTAGTATTTCAGCACCTGCTATAGTCAACGCCGCTAGTGGTGATTTGCTGGTATCTGAAATTACCGTATCAATCCTAACGAGCTGGAGTTAAAATGAGTACAGATGCAGAAAACTTAGCCTTCTTAAAAAAGATAGGCCAGATCCAAGAAGCACCAGCACCAACCCCTACTAAAGAGAAAGACAAGGAGTAATCATGGCCATATTCTTAAACAATGGCGTATCAGTTACGCTAAACAGCGTTGATCTATCAGCGTATGTAACAGCTGTAACAATTAACCAGTCCTTTGATGAGCTGGAAGTAACCGCTATGGGCGATACTTCACATAAGTTTGCTAAAGGCTTAGAAGCAAGCACAATTACTTTAGATTTCTTAAATGATAATGCTGCTTCAACAGTTATCCCTACATTACGTGCTGCCTATGGCACTACTGTAACATGTGTAATTAAGCAGACAAGTGCTGCCGTATCTGCAACTAACCCTTCATATACAGCATCTGTATTGGTAAATAATCTACAGAATGTAAATGGCGCAGTAGCTGATATATCATCACAAAGCATCACATTTACTTGCAACAGCACAGTCGCTGTAGCAGTCGCATAAGGAGTAATAATGGCAAAGCTAAAGATAACAAGGGCTAACGGCGAAATATCTGAACACAAGATTACGCCGGGTGTCGAGTACGCTTTTGAGTTAAAGTATGGCGCAGGGATTAGTAAAGTCCTACGTGATCACGAGAGGCAGACGGAGATCTATTTCCTTGCTCATGAGTGCTTACGTAGGGCTAACGTAACTGTACCTGTGTTTGGTATTGAGTTTATTGACAGCTTAGAAACTGTCGAGGTATTAGACGAAGAAAAAAAATAGTACAGCGTGATTCTACGCTCTATGCGATAGCAAGTTTATCTGTAGAGCTAGGGATCGCGCCTAGTGAGTTTATTGATATGGACTCAGAGATGCTACGAGCAATCGTGCAGGTTTTACAAGATAGAGCAAAGGAGATCAAAAATGCCAGTAGTCGTAAACGGCGTTAGAGAGTTCCTTAAAGCAGTAGATGAAATTGACGAGGATATGTACAAGAACGTCAAAGACAGTCTTAAAGCACCTATGATTAAAGTCGCATATAAAGCAAAACAATATTTACCAAGTGAGCAAAATGTGCTAAGTGGCTGGACAAAATCAGCAGAGCCACAAGAAGGACAGCGCAGACCATTTCCAGCGTACGATCAATCTACAGCTAGAAGCGGTATTAAATATAAACTTGGCCCTAATAAGAAAAACAGAAAAGGCTACTCAGTTTATAACTATGTGTCTAATGAGTCAGCACCCGGCGCAATCTATGAGACTGCAGGTCGTAAGACACAAGGCTCACAAGGTGCATCACTTAACCCAGATGCAGGTGTGCAATTCATACAAGCACTACCAAAGGTAGTAGATGCAACACTTGCAGGATCTGTGGGTCGTAGAGGTCGTAAGAATAAAGGTCGCGTAATCTATAAAGCATGGTCAGAGGATCAGGGTAAGATTTATGAAGATTTGAAAAAGGCAATAGATGAAGCCATATTTCAGTATTACAAAAAGTTACCTTTGGAGAAAAAGGGTCAAGTATTAGGATTTTATAAAGAGCGAGCAGCTCGTGGATTTACGGGAGTATAACTGTGCCTACCTTAGTAGTATCGGCTCTTAGCACCTTTGATAACAAAGGATTAAAAAAGGCTAAGAAAGAAGTATCAGCCTTTGATAAACAGATAAAAAGTTTTGCCAAAGTATTTGCCACAGCCTTTAGCGTTACAGCTTTAACTAAATATAGTAAAGCGGCAGTTAAAGCATTTATGGCCGATGAGAAGGCCGCTAAATCTTTAGAGCAACAATTAAAAAACACTGGCTATCAATTTAGCGCACCAGGTGTAGAGCTGTATATTGCTAATCTACAAAAATCTACAGGCGTATTAGATGATGAATTACGCCCAGCATTCCAAAGATTATTAACAGTAACAGGATCTATAACTAAAAGCCAAGATGCATTAAGTACTGCATTAAACGTAAGTGCGGCCACAGGTAGATCTTTAGGTGAAGTTACTACAGCTCTATCACGTGGCTTTGCAGGTAACACTACTGGTCTAAGTAGATTAGGTGCTGGTCTAAGTAAGACATTACTAAAGACTGGCGACATGAATAAGATCATGGAAGAGTTAAATACAAAGTTTGCAGGTCAATCAGCGGCTAGATTAGATACTTATGCAGGCAAGATGGATTTATTAAGAGTTGCATCGGCTAACGCATCTGAAACTATAGGAAAAAGTTTATTAGATGCACTAGCAGCATTAGGCGATGATAATAGTATTGAGGGCTTAAGTAATAACATGGAAGATTTTGCTACAGCCACAGCTGAAGTTATTACAGGCCTAGGCATAGTAGCTGAGAGACTTAAAAAATTAACAACCATACCTGGAATTGGCAATATATTTGATGTAAAAAATATACCAGTCCTAGGTGGTTATATTGGCGGCTTGCAACAACTAGGCAGAAATGCTATGCCACAGCAAGACCGAGGCGGTACAGAAAGAACTGCAGGTCGTATCAATGCTCAACAAAGAAAATTAGAATCACAGGCAATTAAGAACGCTGTAACATTACGTAAAGCAGAAAATGATCAGCTCAAGAAAAAGACTGCCGTAGATCAATTACGAGACAAGTTTGACTTAGAGCGCATAGGACTTACAGCTGCACTAAACGCTGCAACAGATGAAGAAACTAAATTACGCCTAAAAGCACAGTTAGCCATATTAGATAATAATGAGGCTTTGGCTAAGAAATTACTAGCAGAGATGAACGCTGCCAAAAGTGCTGTAGATCTAGCAGGTGCTTTAGACGTTGCTGGTAATGCAAGTATTGAATATTTTAAGAAACTTTCACAGATGTTAGTCGGCACAATAGGTTATCAAAATATGACTTCTCAACAAATATTAAATGAAAGACTTAGAGAATCAGGTAATACTTCTCTAGGTGGCGGTGGTAACGTTACACAATTAAGCACTAGTTATTTCCAAGATCTAGCAACTCAATTAGTAGGCTCATCTTCTTATGCTGGTATGAACGTATCAGAAATTGCATCTGAAAGAGCTAGGGAATCAGGCAATAGATCAGTAGATGTTAACCTTACAGTTAGCTCACCATCTGGCGATAGATTTGCACAGTTAATGGCTGAAAGTATTCAGGTGGCTAATAGAAGTGGGTATAGCACATCTGCTAATGGCGGATTACCATAATGGCGGTACCAGTAATAAATGTAACAATTAACTTTAGCACTGGACCTCGCTTTGCTCAGGCCATGATAATTGGCCAAGGCATATTAGGTACTAACGTTTTAGCTGATACTGCATCCGTAATTGTAGATGTATCTAATCAAGTAAATCGTATTGAGACTAACCGAGGCCGTACAGCACTATCAGATCAATTTCAGACAGGCACACTTACATTACGCATAGTAGATCAGAATGGTGACTTTAACCCACAAAATGTAAGCGGACCATATTACAATTTATTAACACCGATGAAGAAGGTGCAGATTACTGCTACTCATAATGGCATTACCTATCCTATATTTAGCGGATTCACTACAAGTTATGTAACGACTTACCCAGACGACTCTGGTGAAGATTTAGCCATTACGACTATACAAGCTGTAGATGCATTTAGATTAACGCAGTTAGCACAGATCAGCACAGTTACAGATGCCACTGCTGGACAATTATCAGGCACACGCATTAACAAGATATTAGATCAAATTGACTGGCCAGCAACTATGCGTGATATAGATGCAGGTCTTACTACTATGCAAGCAGACCCAGGCACTAACCGCACAGCCTTGCAAGCCTTAACTACTGTGGCAACGTCTGAATATGGATCTTTATATGTAAATGCCGCTGGCTCATTTGTATTTCAAGATAGAGCTGTAACCGTAGGATCTATTGCAAGCACACCTACAGTCTTTGCAGATAATGGCACAGGCATAAATTACTTTGACGCTAACTGGGTATTAAATGATGTGCTTATATTTAACAAAGCCACAGTTACTAGGCTTGGCGGTACAGCACAGATAGCAACTAATCAAGCTTCTATAGATAAATATTTTTTACACAGTTACTTCTTAGACAACCTACTTATGCAGACCGATGCAGTAGCCCTAGATTACGCCTTGGCTTATGTAGCAAGTAGAGCAGAGACCTCTATTAGATGTGATGCCATGGTCTTAGACCTATACACGCCTAATTACGATACAGGCATAGTCGCAGCCTTAAATCTAGATTTCTTTGATCCTATAACCATTATTACTACCCAGCCAGGTGGATCTTTGCTAGAGAAGACCCTACAGATTTTTGGTGTACGCATGAACATAACACCGAATAGTTGGAAAACAACCTTTACAACACTCGAACCTGTCATAGATGGGTTTATAATAGGCAACGTAGATTACGGTGTCTTAGGGCAAAACGTACTATCTTATTAAGGAGATATAATGGCAACAGGATTCCCAGCAGCAACAGGTGATGTACTTACTTCTGGCATGTTTAATGGTTTAACAGCGTTTACTATAGGTGCTGCTAACACAGTAGATTACACAGCTGTACTTGCGGATCAATATCAAGTATTACAATTAATGAATAAAGCCACAGCTGTAGCATTTAAGATACCAACAGATGCATCTGTAGCGTTTGCAATAGGCACAGTAATTACAGTATTAAATACTGGTGCAGGTAATTGCACAATTAGTGCAGTAACACCAGGCACTACTACAGTATTAAGTGCTGGCGCAACAGCAGCAGCACCAATACTTTTACAAAATAAATCTGCAGCATGCATTAAAACAGCTGCTAATACTTGGTATGTTGTAGGGGCTATTCAATAAATGTTAAATACAATTACAGCCCAATTAACAGGTTTAGCTCCGCTGGCGCAAGTAATAGATTATCTTGTAGTTGCTGGC